CATTAGTGAGGTAAACATTGTTAACATAAAAAGAAGAGTTTTTATTCAAACTTATGCACCGATTTATGAAGAAGCTTTTGACGCCACTTGGACGCCTAATTTTGTTAATTCTAATAAACAAAAAATGGAAATCACTAATGATGTGGTTATGTCAGAGCCAGTAAACATGGAAGTTGGCGACTTAATTCAAATTGAGTTTTTACAAGATGCTAGTGGTGGTCATTCTATTACTTGGTTTGCGGGTATAACTTGGCTAAGTGCTGATTATACTTTGAATGAAAACTTAAACAAAACAAGCGTCTATATTTTAGAAAAAACAGGCGATTCAACTTATAAAGGATATTTAGCAGGAAAGGAATACTAAATATGGAGGTAATTTTTATTGTAGTTGGTTATGAAATTGAAGACCCACAGGGCAACTTGTTAAACAGTTGTCAAATCGAGGTCTATGCTAAAAGTGAAAAAGAAGCTATTAAAAGAGCTAAACAATATATTAGCAAAAAATTTTATAAAGTCAGACAAATCATTGAGAAGAAATAAAAGATGTTAAGTCCGAATATTATTATCTTATTTGATGGCGCTCACGCAAGTGTTCCTAGTGGATTCAGTAGAGAGACATCACTTGATTCTAAATTTCCAAAATCATCTGGAGCAGAAGCCCCAAATGTTACAGGTGGTTCGGCAACTCATTCTCACACAAGCCCAGCTCACTCTCACGCCTTAGCAGAACATAGCCATTCCTATACTAAGATTTATGGGCAAAGTGCTTGGTTAGCTAACAGTATTGCAGATGGTTCTGGTATCGCTCAGGTTTCTTTTCATGGAGGTAATACTGGAGCTTTAACAGGTGGCACAACAAGTACCACCGCAGTTACTTATGGAGCTGTTTCTAACAACCCACCTTACTATGAATTTATAGCAATCAAATCTACTGGTTATAATTTCATTCCTGTTAATGGAGTTTTACTAAATAAAAACACCTCAAGAAGCGGTTTGGTTTTTCACTCTGCGTCTGCGGGAAAATATATTAAAATTGCGCCTACTGGTCAAAATGCTGGTTCTATGGGTGGAAGTACCACAAATGTTCACCCAATAAATCATAGCCATGTAGCTAATGTTCACTCACACGCCCCAAGCACAAGTACCACCAATGGAGCTAATAATCAGAAAAATGGAAGCGGTGGAGCTGGCGATGCTTCGCCAAATATTCATAGCCATGTATTTTCTGCCGGTAATGCTACCATTCCAATCGATGACTTTGTTGGAAGTTTAACAACTCTTGAAACAGTAGAGCCTGCTTACTCAACCATCAATGCTTATAAAAATGAGAGTGGCTCCCCAGTTTTGCCAAAAGTTGGGGATATAGCAATGTGGCTCGGTTCTGTTGCTTCAATTCCTATTGGTTGGGTTTTGTGCGATGGAAATAATGACACGCCGAATCTTACCGATAAATTTGTTAAATTAAATTCTGTCGCTGGAGTGCCTACTACTGGGGGATCAAACACTCACTCTCACGCCTCACAAAATCACACTCATACAACTACTTATGCGCTTCATCTCCATGCGATGACCTCTGGAAATGTCTTACAGAATTTAATTACTAGAGTTGGAAGCTCTCAACAAGGGTGCGATCCACAACATTATCATCAAGGGAATTCTAATAATACTTCAGCTAGTTATTTAGCAGGTAGCACCACTGGAAATTCTGCTGATAATCAGCCAGAATATAGAACAGTAGCTTTTATTCAATTTGAATTTGCGACCGGTGGTGGGTCAATAGTTACTAAAATGTTAAATTAAGAAAGGTTAATATGGATTTAGAACAATATGTATTAGGAGCTTTCGTTTTAATCGGATTAGTTAATGGAATTCAATTTTTAATTGATAAACAATGGGCGTCTTTTATTAAGTTTATGACTGCTGTTATTGCTGGTGGGGTTTTTGGTTATCTTCAATGGTTTGGTTTGCCTAGTTTAGAGATAGGACTAGCTGTTGGTATTAGTTCAAGTGGAGCTTATAAGGTTGCTCAAAAGTTGGGTGGAGAATAAATGACCATAGACTCTATAGTAATTCTTCTTTTATTTATCATTTTATTGTTTGTTATAGACCTATGTACTGATGAAGATGATGGAAGTCTATGTCAGACCTTAAAAAAGAAGAAAAAAAAAGTTAAAAAAAAGCAAGATAAATGAGTTAAAACACGCCTTTCATCCGACTGGCGTTGTTTTTTATTGCTTGCTAAGGACTAGTAGAACAGAATTATAGGTTTTAGCAATCTTTAACAATGACTGCTAAATCAGAAAGCTAGGTGAGTAGCGAAAGATATAATTTTAGTAATGAAATGAAGATTAAAGCTCATAAGCGAGCCGAACTTTTTAACCCAAAAAAATCAAAAGATGTTCATCACATAGTTTCTAAATTTACTGCTAACAAATATGGATTGCCGACCCACTTAGTTAAAATAGACGAGAACGCTATTGCACTAGAAAAAGACTTTCACTCTTGGATACACGGAAACAGGTTAAGCACAGAACAGTTAGCCGAACTATTGGGAGATGAAATGACAGAGTTGGATTATTTAATTGATGATAATGAGATTGAGTGGAAAGGTTTTGACGAAGATGATTATATATTTTTAGCAGTTGCTTATTTAGGCATAGCACAGGAATACTTTGATAAAAAAAGAGTCTATCAACGACCAAAGAAATCAAAAGCTAAAAGACACAAGAAACGAAGATATTAGACAGTGGCTTTTTGCTATGGTAGAAATAGCTATGGAAAATCCGGAAAACCAAAAGCGAATGTGGGAAATATGGAAAGCAATAGAAGTAAATGAATTTAGAAAAAATAAGTCGTGAAGTTCTAGCTCAAAATAAAGAAATTGCTCTATTTAGAGATGATGATATTTATTCTATTGTGCAAATGATAGTTTGTGAGGCTTCTGAGCTACTAGAAGCCACTGAAAACGCCTTTTTGACTGATGACCTGACATCTGTCGCTAGTGAGGCTGGAGATTGCTTTTATTTACTGATTAGACTGTTTGACGCTTTAGGCATTGATGAGCGAGCAGTTGAAATTAAAAAAGACAGAAATTATCTAAAATATGCTGGAAAAACAAGCAGAGAACAAGCTATTAAAGAATGGAAAGAAAAAGGCGGTGATAAGGCTTTTTTTGAAAGTTTATTGACAAAAGATGATAAAAGTATATAATAACTAAATCTGTTGCAGAACGGGTAAAAGCAATCTGCGACACGAATATAATAATCAAGCCACGATACAAAAGTGGCTTTTTTATTGACAATTTATCTAATAACTGCTAGTTTAAATTTACTTAGGTTTTAGTTGCTATGATGTCTAACTGATTAGCGATTAGAACCTAAAAACTAGGCGATCTCTTTAGTTTTGAACTTGCATATAGCCTAATTTACTAGTCTCTTTTTAGAGGTCGCCTAGACTTTAAAATTTGCACTTGATTTTTAATAAAAAATAATATAAATTTATTATTGATGATAGATACACAGACAGAAGTAAAACAAATTATTCCTAAAAGAATTCCTTTTAAATGTCCAGTTTGCAATGGCTTTGGTACTCTCAAACACGGAGAGCTAATTTGCCACGCCTGTAATGGAAAAGGCTATGTAGTAATAGATAATACAGAAAGAGATAAAGATGAAAACAAGAATAATCCATACTAATTTTTGGCTTAATACCTCGCAAGATAAATTAAGCCTTGAAGCTCAACATCTTTATATTTATCTAATAACTAGCAATCATATCGGACTTTGTGCTGTGTTTTGTATTCCAGAAGTTTATTTAAAGCACGAAAGTCGCTTAAATGATGAGCAACTTAAAAAAGCCAAAGCTGAATTGCAAAAACAAGATAAAGTTAGATTTTATGATGAATGGATATATGTAGTAAAAGGCGAAAGTTTTGTAAATTACCTCAACTCTCCTTTAAATCAAAGAGCTTATAAAAAAGAATTAGCTTTTATTCCTAAGAAGGTACTATCTGAATTAAAATATACTAGTATAGATACTACTATGCATAGTAACGATAAATCAGAAATAATAAATAATAAATCAAAAATAATAAATCAAAAACCCAGTGATGACTTTTTAGCTAGTATTAGAAAAGAGATAACAAGTAAACTTAAATAGGAAGGCTCTATGAACATTATTAAAATTGATAAGCAGCACGATCTTGAATACTCAGGATTTAAACTACAAAAGACGGGATTGCTGCCAATAGGTAGTCCCACCTTTGAGCAATGGCAAGAGTGTGGACAATTTATACAAAAAGCGTCAGGCGCAGTCCAGCTATGGCTAGGAGACTGGCTTAACTATGGCGAGCATAAGTGGGGAGAGAAGTATGCACAAGCCATAGAGGAGACTGGACTTGAGTATGGCACTCTTAGAGATGCTTCTTGGGTAGCTAGTAAAATTGATTTGTCGATTCGCAACGACAATTTAACCTACCAACACCACAGAGAGGTAGCTACACTAGAACCAGACAAACAAAAAGAGGTGCTTGATTGGGCCGAAGCAGAAGGTGCAACAACAAGAGAAACCAAACAAAAAGTAAGAGATGTTAAGCGTGATAGTCAGCTAAAATCGCTAAACGGTATCAATCAAAAGGAATTTGCCAAAAAGGTAATACACGGAGAGTGCATAAGCGAGCTTAAAAAGCTGGCAGACAAATCCATTGATTTAATATATGTTGATCCGCCATACAATGTCGGTAAAGGAGATTGGGATAATTTTAGCGACTACGACTTTAAAGTTTTTATAATTGAGTGGCTTAAACAATGCCTTAGAGTCATTAAAGACAAATCACACCTCTTTATAAACTTTGACTCCGATAAGGCTGCTTGGCTTGAGACGCTAATTGCTAAAGAGTTTGGCATATATCCAGCATCTAGGATAATTTGGCATTACAGGAATGCTGGTGGCAAATCATCAGGCAAGTTTAAGTTTAGCAAAACCTATGAGCCAATACTACACTATGCCTTTGGCGATAAACCATTAAACTTTCCAATAGATTGGGATGATAAAAGATTTGATGTTTGGGTAATAGCAATACCTCAAGTTAATTTTGAAGGTGGCAAAGACCACCCAACTCAAAAGCCACTAGAGCTAATGGAGAGACTAGTTGAGTTTGGCAGTATGCCAGGAGAGTTAGTGCTTGATCCAATGGCTGGCTCTGGAACAACTGGCGTAGCAGCACAAAAATTAAACCGAGACTTTATCTTAATTGAGAATAATAAGGATTACATAAATGTCATCAAAAAAAGATTATCAATATAATCAAAGACAAGCAGTTAAGGACTTTGACATTATTAAACCAATACTAAACAGGATTGGCTTTAGTGGGGAATTCTACCTTGTGGAAGGAGATAACCACCCACTAGCAAAAAGCCTAGACACATTATCGGGCATAGACACTTGGTACTTTCACAAAAGCAAGTGGTGTAGAGGTATGGCCAGTCGCATCCAAAGAGACGGCAGGGACTGGTCTAGCTTTACGGTAAGACGGGCAACCGAGTTTTATAAGCGCAGCAATGCCATCAAAAACAACTTTTTATATCCGTATTACACTATGCAAACATATATTGTTGATGGGATTGTGTCATCGCTTGCCATAGCCAAAACAAAAGATGTTATCAGCTATATAACCAAACACAAAGTTCCAGTAAAACAAAATAGCGACGATGGCAACGAGTTTTACATAGTGTTTTGGGATGATATGGTAAAGGCAGGTTTTAACATAAAGATTTACAAGTCAAAGGACAACAATGAGTGATCTTAACCAAAAACTAGCAAAACTTCGCATTAAATGGAAAAATCACCCAGAGCTTCGTCCAATAATTGAAAGACAAGCTAAAGCACTAAAATATTCTCAGCTTGAAAATATAAGTAAAGAAGAACAACAAAGCGAGTCTTTTGTGGCTGATGTCATAGACGGCTTACTTGATTAAAATTGCTATTGACAAATACTAATCTATGCCTCATAATGATAGTTAGTAAAAATAAAAGAAAGGCTATATGGAACGACTAAACAAATCTCAAATGAAACAACAAATTGAGGAACTCTACTTTGATAAGTTAGAGGATAACTGCGTTGACTTCACAGAGTATAACGACATCGGCAACGGCCAGACTGAAAGTCTTATTAAAGACGAATATATTGAAACTGTTGAAAATATGATTGATTATATCTGGGGAATAGATAACTGGATCGGTCAATGGACATTAGATTTATACAATAGCGCAAAGGAGAACTAATTATGGCAAGATCAATGACAATAACTAAAAACGCTGTTTTTAAACAAAATCAGCTAGTTACGCTAGTACAAAAAACACCAAAAGAACACATTAAGATTAGACCAGGTAGAGGTGGTAAACAATTTAAATATGTTACAACTTCTTATGTTCAATCGGTGCTTAATACAGTCTTTGGTTGGGGATGGTCATTTGAAGTTAAAGATCAAGGACTCTCACCTGATAAATCAAGCGTTTGGGTACTTGGCAAGCTAACAATCTTAAATCCAAAAACTCAAGAACCAATGATTATTAAAGAACAATTTGGCTCAAGTGATATTAAAAAAGATAGAGCAGGCAACGAACTAGATTATGCAGACGATATGAAAGCTGCTGCTTCTGACGCACTTAAAAAATCTGCTTCACTACTTGGAGTTTGTGCCGACCTTTACGCTGATCCTGAAACTGCAAGCGAGATTAACAAGAAAGCTGAGCAGGTGCGAAACATCTTAATTGAGATGAGAAAAAAACAAGCCGAAGGCGAAAAGCAAGAACAAATTAACTTACAGGAACAAGAATGATAAAAGTAAACATAAAAAAATTAGACGAACTAAAAAGCTGTGGAGACTTTGCAACCAACAGAGAAGCTGAAAAGAGCCTTGTTAGCTTATTAGAAGCCAAAAAACAGGTAGATGATGTATATAACGAAGTACGAGAGTTATTAAAACAAAACATCCAAAACGAAGGCTTAGATTTTGTTGAAGGCGATTTAATTAAAGCCAGTGTTTATCAAACAGGATCACGCTATAAACTAATTAACAAGGAAAAATGTCCGCCAGAAGTTTTAGACATTAAGCTAAGTCCAAGCGCCGTTGACGCTTATTTAGAGAATAATGATAAGTTGCCAGAAGGTGTTGAGGAACTTGAAAGTAGATCAACTGGTATAAGGATAACCACAAAATGCTAAGAGTATCATTTTCAATTCTTGATCCACTATCCAGAGGCAATATAGACGAGGCACTGCTTCGCTTTTGGCGAGTGGTAAGAGAACCAACACAGGCAATGATTGAAGGCAAAATGCTACACGAACAATTCCAAAGCGAAGTTAAAGAAACTAATTGTCTGCCTAAAGTATTTGGCGGCGCTAAACTTATTAAACCAGAAACCGAGTTAAAAATTAAAACAGTAATTGATGATTGGATTGAATTTGTTGGCGTGATTGATTTACTGGATCAAAATACAATCTATGAATATAAGACTGGCAAATCAGGACTTAATGCCTATGGCAAATCTTGGCAAATTAGATGCTATCAAAAACTAGCAGAAGATAATGGATTTTCTATTAAAGACGCTTACATATTTTACTTTAATCAGCACAAACAAATAGCAAACAAAGGCAAAGTCTATCTAAGCGAGAAAACAAAAGAAGATGCTACCGAGTGGATTAGAACTTGGGCCAGTGAACTAAAATGTGCGCTAGATATTAGCAAACAATTAGATTCAAATTATACAGATTATGATCCACTTAAGGAACAAAATGAAAACTAAACATTGTCCTCACTGCAACCTAGATTTACCAAGAGAGGCTTTTACTTCAACTAGAGCTAAGTATTGCATAAACTGTAAACGAATTAGACAGCTTGAACAACAAAAGGAAATGCAAAAGAGAGCTTTGGAGAGAGTTAAAACTAAAAAGCGAAAAACAAAGCAGGTTATTAGTAAAGTCAACCTTAAAAAAAAGGTGCAAAGAGTATTTAATAAATATATTAGATTAAGAGATAAATATAAACCTTGTATTAGCTGCGGAGTTACTTCTTGCAAGACTTGGCAAGCAGGACACTTTTGGGCGATGGGTTCTAACGGTGCTTTGAGATACCACGAGGATAACTGCCACAAACAATGTGCAAGCTGCAATACTTTTAAATCAGGAAACTTACTAGAGTATCGCTTAGGTTTAATTAGAAGAATAGGCATTGATAGAGTAAACGCTTTAGATGAGACGAGGCACGACACTCACAAATTTACTAGAGAAGAATTAGAGAACTTATTAACAACTTATCAACAAAAAATAAAGGAATTATGAAAGAAGAAAGACAATATACTATGTCAGATAAACGTATCCTAGAGGATTTAAAGAAATCCAACTTTACTTGGGGAATGCAGTTAGAGATGGCTCGCAAATACAATCAAGGCGATACTACATTTGCCAAGCTAGGTGCAGGAACTAAGCAGCGAGCGCATCAAATTGTTAATCGCATTAACCAAATGGATACCGCTTTACTTGAGAGAATTACTAAGATTGCACAGGAGAATAACCTATTTTAAAATTGCTATTGACTTAATTATTAAAGTATGCCTATAATAGACCATATGCAAAAAAGAAAAGCCTGGAACAAAGGAACAAGTAGAATAAAAACAGTTAGAGGTAAATACGACTTTTACAAAGGTAGTAGATGGTCGCCAGTTGCCGGACTTGCCGGATCAATTACGCTTTGTCTTTGGCTACAATTTTTCGGCCAAAGTTATAACTTATCTAAAATGGAAGTTGAAGCGACTGATTATAAAACACCAGTAGTAGTGGTTGAGGCTAACAAAGAACTAACACAGCAACAAAAAATCCAACAATATATCATTGAGGTCTTTGGTAAAGACGCTATGCAAGCGCTAAAAATTGCTGAATGTGAGAGTGGTTTTACTCCAAGTAGAATTGGCGATCAACATTTAATGAGTAACAATGCCCAAACAGGCGAGTGGATAGGCGATAGCATAGGTATTTTTCAAGTAAGAAGCGGCGGAAGTGATTGGAACAGAGCTTTGGCCAATGGAATGAGTGTAGAGGAATTTAGAGCTAAATTAAAAAATTGGGAGTATAACATAAACTATGCTAAAACCATCTTTGATAGAAGTGGTTGGAGTGCCTGGCATAATTGTGCAGTAAAGACTAACGCTTATTAAATAGTTTGAGCTGAATCCGCTGATAACCAGCTTAAATTAAAGAGTTTGCTAGCACCTCTTTTAAAAACTAGCAAAGTAAAAGGAAACATTATGAAAAAAGAAAAAACACTAAAAACAATCGGATGGATTATTATTATTTTGGAGTGGCTAAACTTATTGTGGCAAGCATTTGCTTATGAACTGATAGCTCTTGCTATTGGTTTAATTTTTATGCCTTTTGTAGCTGTGCCAATCGCCTTAATTAGTTATTTATTTACTAGTCTTTGGGGTTTAGTTGATATTTTACTTGTAGCTCTTGCTGTTTACTGGATAGTTAAGTACTCGGATTAAAAATAATGAGAATTAGATTAGACTGGGAAATCAAACTAGCCAAACCTCTACCACCGAGAAAGATTGCTTATAGTAATCAAATATCTTGTATCTTTATTCAATTTTATTATTTACAAATCTTAATAAGGAAAAAATGAAACCATATCTTGAATCAATCTTAATAGTGCTAGTCGCTATGATAATTAGTGCTTTCCTAATAGCTGGAATGTGGCTTGGTGTTAAACTAGTAATTGAAGGATGGGAAATAATTAAAGAATTAAAGGAAATATGTCTAAGTTGCTAGTAAGTAATATATGATAATGCATAACTGTATAAAATGCGATTACTTTGAGGTGATTCCACTAGCTGACGAAGAATTGCCTGTATTTCAAAAATATGAGTGTCCTAAGTGTAAAACCATACAGTTTATTAAACATAGTAGAGTTAGTCCAGAAACATATTCAGAAGATATGATTGTGATAGATGAAAAAAACAAGTCAATTAAGGTAAAGGAACTATGAAACAACATATAACAGAAACCAACACTAAGAGCTGAGAAGGGAAATATGACCAAACAAATACAGACAGTGGGAGGGCAAGTGAAAATTTATTCACCATTAGGTTGCAATTGTTACTGGACAAAGAACGCTGACGGCTCTGACTGGAAGGGTGAGGTTTGCGTAGAACATGTAGAGGAAATGATAGCCCAAGCCCAACAAGAAGCGGTGAGTAAGAATGCAGATCGTGACCTAAAGTTTTTGAAAGAAATGCAGAAATATGCAGGTGACAAAGTTGATTGGGTAGACAAAGAAATGCTTTTAGAAATGATTAGCCACTGGATACACGAACTTGAAGCCTTACAAAAGGAGGAGAAGAAATGGGAGAGTTATTATTAGCAAAGTAAAGGAAAGTTATGCAAACATACATTATAAAAAATCAAAAAGACTTAGAAAAGTTTAAGGATGACTACGGTTATAAAATAGATGGAAACGCAGAGTTTGAGTATTCGGCAATATTTGAAGGAAGATTGTTCGTTAATGGTTATTTGTCTATTAAAGCTGGTGGGTCTATTGAAGCTGGTGAATTTATTGAAGCTGGTGGGTTTATTAAAGCTGGTGGGTCTATTAAAGCTGGTTGGTCTATTAAAGCTGGTTGGTCTATTAAAGCTGGTGAATTTATTAAAGCTGGTGAATTTATTGAAGCTGGTGGGTCTATTGAAGCTGGTTGGTCTATTAAAGCTGGTGGGTCTATTGAAGCTGGTGGGTCTATTAAAGCTGGTTGGTCTATTAAAGCTGGTGAATTTATTAAAGCTGGTGAATTTATTGAAGCTGGTGGGTCTATTGAAGCTGGTTGGTCTATTGAAGCTGGTGAATTTATTAAAGCTGGTGAATTTATTAAAGCTGGTTGGTCTATTGAAGCTGGTGAATTTATTGAAGCTGGTGAATTTATTGAAGCTGGTGAATTTATTGAAGCTGGTTGGTCTATTAAAGCTGGTGATAATTATGGAATTAGTGCAGTACTATCAATTACTTGTAAAGGTAAGCTAAAATTTGGATTAAAAGCTTTTGCTGGTATTTGTACTTGGAAAAATATTAGCGATCAAGAAAAAACTATCACTTGTGGTAAGTTTGAAGGTGGAGTTATTGAATATGGCGTCTTAATAGAAACTGGATTGCCAGAAGAGAAAATGATTACTCTATCTAATGGTAAAAAAGTAAGCGAAAGCACAATTATTGAAGCATTAAAATGATTAGTTAAATAGGAGAAATATGAACAAACAAAAAGAACAGATAATAAGCTACATAAAAAATATAATTGTTGGACAATACAATGAAAAAGGTGTGAATATCGGATTTAAGAAAGCAGAAGATATTATTTTAGATTTAATCGCCAAAGTAGAACAGCGAGTGAGACAAGAAGCCCTCTTCACCCAACTAGAAGAAATAATAGTGATGGTTGAATCAAAAAGAAAAGAGCAGGGACATACTGATTGTGGCACTTATGCACAAGAAGTTATGGATGACCTATTAAACCAACTAAACCAAATGAAAGAGGAGAATGAACACAATCCCATCTAAATACCACCCACTAATTAAGAAGTTAATTAAAAAGGCTAGAGAAGATGAACGCAAACAAATTAGAGATATTATTGCAAAGCGTTCTTTCACTCAAAAGATGGGTGGTCAGGATTATCAAATAATTGATACAAAGGAATTATGACTAATGAACTACTACCTCATCAATACCAAGAAGATGGCGAGATAATGTCTAAGCTACCAGAAGGATTAAAAGACTTTATTTTAATATGTAGTGTTCACGGAGAACTAGGCTTTGTACCTGCAACCTTAATTAGAGTATTAGAGAAAACACACCGAGAAAATATGGGCTGTTATTTTGAGATTAAGGTTTATGACAAGGAAGAATGGGATAGAAATGAAGCGACTTAGAATGACTCTGTCAACCTATACTGCAAATAGACTTTTAAAAAATGAGAAGATAGTGCTTGAGACTAGAGATGAGTCAAGTAAAAAAACCAGAGAGTTTATAGTTGAGATATTAGAGGTTATTAGTGATATACCACGATGTCAGGGATGCACCTGTTTTTTAAGGTCTGATGATGAAATTCACAAATATAAAACTGGCATATATTGTGATTATTGTTTTCAAAAAAGAGTTGATAAACAGAGAGAAATAACTCAACTAAGTGCAAATAAGAAAAGGTTTAAATAAAATTATGTCCAGAGGTGATTGTATAGGTAAAAAATTCGGTAGATTAACAATAGTGAGTGAATATTGGGATAGAGATAGAAAAACCACTTATTGTAAAACTATTTGTGATTGTGGCAACAAGCACATAGCTCAAAAGGGTCATTTAAAAAGTGGAAATGTTAAGTCTTGTGGTTGTTTGGTTGTTGATACAAATAGAAAATTGTTAAACAACTTAAAACACAATATGGTTTACACCAGACAATATAGTGCTTGGGAACACATAAAACAAAGATGTAATAATAAAAAATGTAGAAGTTATAAAAATTATGGTGGGCGTGGTATTACTTATGATCCTAAATGGGAAACCTTTGAAGGCTTTTGGGAAGATATGAAAGACGGTTACAAAGAAGATTTAACCATTGATCGCATTGATAATGATGGAAATTATTGTAAAGATAATTGTAGATGGATTACTAATGCAAAGCAACAAAACAATAAGAGAAATAATCATTATCTAGAACACAACGGAGAAAAAAGAACATTATCTCAATGGGAAAGAAAACAAGGATTTAATAGAAATATGATTTATAGCAGATTAAAAAGAGGATGGTCTGTCAAAGAAGCTATTTTAACAGAACCTCGTCAGACTAGATAATAAACAAACTTATAAATATAAGACCGGAATTTACTATAAGGATTGTTACGATAGGAGAAAATAACATTTTGATATATTGATTTTATAGTTAAAGTGTAGTTAAATGTTTAAGTGAAAAAAATTGCTGTTTTAATCCCAACATATAAAAGAGAGAATAAGTTAGAAGCATTGGTTAAAAGCTTTTATATAAACTCAAAACAATCAAACCTTTATTTTATAATTGAGCCGGATGATAAAAAGACTTTAGAAAAATTAGAGTCATTAAATAAAGATTACAAACAAAAATTTAAGATAATTATTTTCAATGGAGAGTATGTTAGTGCAATCAATAAGGGCGTTAGTATAACTGACGAGCCTTTTATTTTTTGTGGAGCTGATGATATTTTATTTTCTAAAGATTGGGATAAGAAGTTATTAAAAATAATGGGAGATGAAAATATCAATGTAACCGGTGGTATTGATGATTGGATTTGTTCAAAATCTAATGTGCATATTAGCCACCCATTAGTTAGGCGAAGTTATATTGAGGGCATTGGTAGTTATTGGGGTGGCAATAAAAGCTTATATTTTGAGGGTTATAAACACTATCAATGTGATATTGAATTAGAACAATTAGCTTGGACTAGAAATTGTTTTAGGCTTTGTAAAGAGGTTGTTATTGCTCATAACCATTATGTAAACAAAAAAAGTGAAGATGATGAAACTTATCAAAAATCACGCAAAAGCATAAAAGCCGATATAGATTTATACCATAAAAGGAAAAAGGGTTTTGAATATTGGGATTTAGATTTTTTACATAGGGGTTCGGCTGTTGAAAGTCAATTTAATCGCAAAAGATTATCAATCATAATGCCAATTTGGAATTGCGAAAAATATGTTAGAAGCACGCTAGACAGCTTAATTAAGCAAACAAAACATAAGTTTGAGCTAATTATGATAGATGATAAATCCACCGAATTTGATGGCGTAGAATTGCTTAGAGAGCTAAAAGAGATTGCTTATGATGGTGGCTTTACGCAAGTTATAACCGAAGTTAATAAAGAACAAAAATACACTAACGCAAATTGGAACAGAGGTGTTAAATTAGCTACCGGTCAATATATTGCGATAATAAATAGCGATATAGACTTTTTAACTGACGAGTGGGATGATTATTTAATTGAGAATTTAGATTTGGGTTATGAATTGGCTAATCCTTATCAAGTTGATCGGGTTTATAATGAGATAGCTTATGCAAAAGCACCGTTCCCAGATGTGCAAAGATTTTTAGATATTCGGGGAGCTTGTTATATGATGAGTGAGAAATTAGCTTTAGAAATATTCCCTATACCTAAACAATTTGTTCATTGGACTGGCGATAATTATATTGCTTCAAAAGCACAGCATATAATTTTTGATATACGAGTGCAAATTTATCATCATATTTCTAAATCTGGCGAAAAAGTAGATCAAAAAAAGTTTTGGAATATTGTGAAAAAAGATGTGGAAAACTGGATTGAATACTCGGGGGATTATACAGCAAAAAAAATATTAGAAAATTGTGAAAAAAGGTTAAAACAATTAAATGCAACAATATAAGGCTATGATGAGTGAAGCCGAAACTGAACTAATTAAAGGGCTTCTAAATCCTAGTATGTCTTGTTTAGAATATGGTTCTGGTTATTCTACTGCTTATTTTTCAAAGTTTGTTAAGTTTTGGCACTCAATAGAAAGCGATAAAAATTGGTATAAAAAAGTAGAAGAAATGATTGAGTTAGAGGGCGTAGAAGAAAAAGTTAAATTAGAATTAAAAAAAGATGAATTAGACGATTATTTAAAAGCTGATTTAAGCTCTTATGATTTTATTTTAATAGACGGAAAGTATAGAAAAGAGTGTTTAGATTTATCAGTTAAACAAGCTAAAAAAGAAGCAATTATTATTTTACACGATGCTATGAGATATGAATATAAAGATTGGGTTAATAAATACCCATATAAAAAGCTGATAGATGGGGAAATAATAGACGACAATTTTATAAATTATTATAAACATAGGGGGATATACCAATATGGAAATAATAATTAGAATACACCCAAAAATGAGTCCTACTGCTAATGATTGGGCTAAAAATAAAGAGCAGTTAATGGAAACTTGCTTTACTTCACTTTTGGCTGTTGGTGGCTATTCGGCTAAAAAATATTTTATTTTAGATGATTGTCCGGAAGATTGGGTTAAGTTTTTTGAAGTTTATGGTGAAGTTTATCCGGTTAAAATAAATAATAAAAGAAAAACTATTGATTTAATGTTTGATCTTGCTAGAGATAAATGCACCGAAGAAGTGGTGTTTTTCTTAGAAGATGATTATTTATGGCGTAATGATACACGCTTAGAGCAGTTAGAAAAGGCTTGTTTAGAGTTTGGAGCAGTAACGCCCTATGACCACCCAGATCATTATTTAGCCGGCGATAGATCATTTTTACTCAAGAGATTTGATAATAGCGTTTGGAGAAGTTGTGTAACCACCACTCACACTTTTGCTGTTAAAAGGGAATTGTTATTAAAACATTGGGATGAGTTTCATTTTGGTAATCACGACTGGCAAATGTGGACTAAATTATTAACTATCGGCGTTGATATTTATGCACCGGTTTATTCAATGGCTACTCACTTAGCAAAAGATCACGAAGCGTTACACTATAATTGGAAAGAATATTTTGATATATTAGTAGAAAATAATGCCATAATGGCGAAAGGAATTAAGAGTGCAAAATAAAATCACGCAATTTACAGAAAAGGAGATTTTAATCAATGCGAGAAATAGAGCATTAGAAAATAAGGTAAACTCCCTTTTGAGCTTAGATGTTTTAGCTGATACTAAAACCAATGACCCAGAGGAAAAGAAAAAAATAAAGCAAGAGAAAATTAAGTTTGAAAGTGCATTAAAACGCTTTACAGATTTAATTGAGATTATTGATAAAAGAATTAAGGTTGCAAAATGATAGGTTATCCAAAACCACGCAGATCAAGAAATAAATATAACGCAACGAAACAAACCTATAAGGGCTATTCCTATCACTCAAAAGCCGAAGCAAAATATGCGATATATCTTGACTCTTTATTAAAGAAAAAAGAAATTAAAAGTTGGGAAAAACAAAAAAAGATTGAGTTATACGGCGAAAACGGTTCAAAGATTTGTAATTATTATATGGATTTTGTAGTTGAGCATAATGACGGTAAGACAGAATATGTTGAGGTTAAAGGTATGGAAACTGCAACTTGGAGATTAAAGTGGAAATTATTTAAAGATAAATTTGGTAAAGACAATGATATTATTATTACTTTATTTAAGGTTTAATTATGAAACAAGCAAATATTGAAAAAAAACAATTAAACGAATTGATTTTATGGGATAAAAACCCTCGTGCAATTCACGAAGTAGATTATAAAAGACTTAAAAATTTAATTAAAGAATTAGGTTTATTCAAGCCTTTTTTAGTTAATCAAGACAACATTATTCTTGGTGGAAATATGCGATATAGAGTTTGTAAAGATCTAGGTTATAAAGAAGTTTACGCTTCAATAGTTGAAACAAATAACGAAACAGAAATGTTTGCTTATGCTTTAGCTGATAATGACCGAGCAGGATATTATGAAGAAGATAAAGTTGCAGAATTAGTATTAAAAAATCCCACTCTTAAACTTGATATGTATAAGTTAGATTTGGGCTATAACTCGCCACTTGAAGATGTTGTTAAATTGTTTTCGCCAAATATAGATGACTTTGAGAATTTATCTGAAGAAGATTTAGAAAAATACTTAGAGGAAAATCAATGGGGTAGAGTTTTATTTAGTAATTTATTAGCAATACCAGTTGATAGCGTTATCTTTGCGTTTATTGCGTTCTGGGGAATTCTACCAGTAAGCGTAATTTGGTCTATTATCTTAGCTAATATCTTAGTTAAGTCAGCAGTATCAGCAATATCGTTCCCAAGTATTTATTTAATTCCTGATAACTTAATACCAAGCGATAAAAAATAATAAGGAAAAATGTATGACTAAAAAGGCAAAGGCTAGTGTTGGACGACCAACAATAATGACAGATTTAACACTCAAAAAATTAAATGAAGCTTTTGCTTTTGGTTGTACCGACGAAGAAGCTTGCTACTACGCAGAAATTAGTAAACAGACTTTATATAATTATCAAAAAGATCACCCAGAATTTGTTGACCAAAAAGAGGCATTGAAGCAACGACCAATTTTACTCGCTAGACAAGAAGTTATTAAAGGTTTAGAGGGTAATCCAGAATTAGCACTAAAATTTTTAGAACGCAAGAAAAAAGATGAGTTTAGCTTAAGGAGTGAAATCACCGGTAAAGATGGAAAAGATATTATTGACATCAACCCAGACGACCCAAAGACTTTGACCACTTTATTAAAAATAGCCGAAGCAATTACCGAAAATGATGCAACTAACAATCCAACATCATCCAAAAAGAAAAAGATATCTAAAACTGCTCACTAGTTTTTTAGACCTTGATGAGGTTGATGAGTTTCATATTGTAAAAGATCAAGTTAACTCGGCTAGTGGTATGCGTAAGGCTTTTCAAAGTGTTAAGAACCCTAGCATTACGCACTTATTAGTTTTGCAAGATGACATTTTACCTTGTAGAGATTTATTAAAAACCAGCAAACAACTAATTAAACTATTGCCAGATCAAGTTATCTCTCTTTTTAGCGTTTATGATACTGATAAACCCCTCTCAATTGGCAAGCATTGGGCGGTTATTGACCGTTTATACGGGCTATGTGCCTATATTTTACCGGTTGATTTAGTTAAGTATTACCTAGATTTTGAAAAAAATATCAAAGAACGGATTTTTGCTGATGATGTCCGATTATCAATGATGTTGGCTTATCTTGGGAAAAATGTTTATTTAACCGCACCCAGCCTAGTTGAACACATTTGTTGGGATAGAACAATGCAAACAAGTGATCGGGTAGCTGTTGAAAATGCGGTAAAGTTTAGAATAGCGAGAAATTATATTGGTTTTGAAAATAGCGGTTTAGAAATTGATTGGACAAAAGGTTTAACTGATACACCCAGTATCACAATAGGTCAAAAATATGACTACATTAGACATTTCAAAAAGGGTAGTGGTATGATTGAAAATTGATGTATAAGAAAGTTTTTATTAAAACAACATCAATAGAAGATTGCATTAAAGAACAAGAGTTATCAGTTAATTATGACGAAAAAAATTACAGCGAATTATCAAAAGAACAAATAATAAATCAATTCAAAGGATTAAAGAAAAAAGTTGTTAGCTTGGTTTTAGAGGGGGAAAACTTTTATCAGATATCAAAGCAATTAAAAGTAGATAAAAATAAAATATACGCTATGAGGGATAATCTAAAACAAGATTTAGCTTGGATTTATGATGAAGCTAAAAGAAAAAAATACCTAGAAACTGCTAGCGGTGAACTTGACATTTTAATTAAAACCCTCAAACAAAAATCCAAAAAACTTAGTTTATCTCAATTCGCACAGATTTATGTTAATGACTATAACCCAGAGGCAGAGTTTAATCATTGGCGACAAATCCCTTTACAAGATGTCTATTACGATATCTGGGAAAATAATGCTAAGTCCTGCATTAAAGCTCCACGAGAACACCTAAAAACTACCTCTGCCTGTGAATATCTAGTTAAACTTTTGTATGAACGAGATTACCCATTAGACATTGTTTATTTGCATAAGTCAAAAGACATAGCAATTGAAAAACTGCGTGATATCCAAATGATGATAGAACGCAATTTATTATTATCTACAGCAATGAAGATAGATCAGGCTAAAAATTGGAAAGATGGCGAAATCCGTCTTTTAGATGGTTCAACAATCTATGCTAATGCTTATGGGGCAAGTTTAGTAGGCAGACACCCTCACATTATTGTTTTAGACGATATTATTGATCAAGAAGTTATTTATTCCGATCTTAAAAATGGTAAAGCTATTCGTAAGTTTTACTCTGATATCTACCCGATGATTACTAATGCCGGTGAAAATAAAAAAATTATTGTGATTGGCACGGCACAGCGTGAGGATGATATTTATGAAAATCTACCAGCTGATTTTGTTACTGTTACTTTACGGGCAATTGTTGATGAGGAAAGAAAAGAGGTTTTAGAGCCTAACTTGTTTTCTTGGGAAACTTTAATGCAAGTTAAAACTAATATGTGCGAAAACTATGGCGAAAAGTATTGGCTAAAAGAATATATGAACTTGCCATTCTCGGCAATGGGGGAAATTATTAAACCAGAGTGGATTAAAACTTATACAGTTTTACCACCCCTTGAGGAATTGCAAATCTATCAAGGTTGGGATTTAGGGGTGGGTAAGGATTTAGATAAAGGCGATTTTACTGCTGGGGCAACTATTGGCGTGCGTAGAATTGATGGTAAAAATGAGATTTATGTTATAGAAATAATTAAAGTTAGAGCCGAGTTTGGCGATAGGTTAAAAATTATGTCAGCTAATGCTAGAGGTCATAAGCCACTTGCTATTGGTATTGAAAGTAATGTTTTTCAATATGATACGGTGATTACTTTACAAAAACAAACTAACCTACCTATAAAACCGATTAAAACAATAAAAAATAAAATAGAGAGATTTCAAGTAGCTTTAGCACCACATTTTGAAAATGGAAAGGTATTTTTGAGAGCTGATATGTTAGATCTAAAACAAGAACTTTTGAGTTTACCATTTGGAAAACACGACGATATGTGCGATAGTTTAACTTTCGCTATTCAAATAAGTAGTGAGTACGAAGGCGAACCCATTATTGATTTCTTGTGAAAAAAATCATAGAAATTCTGTAAAATATAAATATGAACTTAAAAAGTGTTTTTTCAAACTTATTCAAAAAAGAAGTAGGCTGGTCTAATAGCTTTTCTATCTTGCCTTCATCGGCGACTAAATCTAACCGAGAATTATACTTTGGAATTATCTTTAGCTGTATTGATGCGATTGCAACATCAGTTAGCGAAGTGCCTTTTGGTTTATATCGTAAAAAGGGCGAGGATTGGGAAGAAGTTTTAGACAATCCATTGTTAGATTTATTGCAAAAACCTAATCCAATGCAGACTGCTACTGACTTTATTTATTTAATGTCCACCAATATTGACACTAACGGTCAAGCTTTTATTTATCCAATTAAAACCGGTTTTAATAGTAAAAAAGTTGTAGAAATGCAATTACTTAATCCTAATGGCGTAACTACTTTAACTAATGAAAAATCCCCGATAATTGAGATTTTGGGTTATAAATATGTTAGAAATGGCTTGAGCTATCCTTTTAAAAAAGACGAGCTAATCAACATAATTAAACCAAATCCATTTTCGCAAAATATAGGTATTTCTACAATTCAAATGGCTAGATTTGATGGAACTAATGAGCTTAATTCAATCCAGATGAATAATGCTTTTTATGATAATGGTGCGACACCTAGTGGCATTTTAGAAACAGAACAACAAATGGATCCAGCTACTTTTCAAAAGTTAAAAGCTAAAATTAAATCTCAATATGAGGGTAAGAATAATGCTTTTAGAATGATGTTTTTAACTCACGGTTTATCTTATAAATCGGTTAGTCCTACTCAACGAGATATGCAATACGTTGAACAAAGGAAGTTAAATAGAGATCAAATTTTATCTATTTTTAAAGTTCCAAAATCAATAGTTGCTGTTAGCGATAATGTAAATAGAGCAACAGCCGAAGCCGAAAATATTTCTTTTCAAAAGGTGGTCGTTAAGCCTAGACTAGAATTGATATTTGACAAACTTAATATGTTTTTATTGCCTTTATTTAATCTCAATCCAAAAGAATATGAATTAAGATTTGAAAATCCGGTTGATGAAGATAAAGAATTTATTTTGAAAGAAAAAGTTGCCAGTGTAAATATTTGGCGAACTGTTAATGAAATTAGACAAGACGAAGGTCTTGAGCCAGTTGAGGGGGGTGACGAATTGCCATTGACCAATCTCTCAAACTTATCTGACGATGAGCAATCCACCCCTCTTGACTCGGACAAGACTGATAATAAGGAAGATGAGGAAGAAAAGGAAAAAGGGCTGAAGCACGAGCATAAAACAAAAGAGCTTCTACCAGACCCTAAAGATGTCAAAGGAAAAAAAAATAAAGAGTATATAAAACGCCGAAACGCTTATATAAAATATAAAGAAGCTCAATATAGCTTAGCTTTACTTCAACATTTTAATTTTTTAATTAGCGATATTAGAAAAGCTCCCATTAAGAAACAATTAGAAAGTGATGATTTAGAAGAGCAATTTGAATATACTGATGAGCAGGTGTTTGAAAAAATAATGCCGGAAAAAGAAAAGCGTAAACAATGGGAAGCGTTATTATTACTTTTAATTTTGGCTAACAATACGCAAATTTGGAAAACTAATAACAAGCAATTAAAAGAGGTTTATGGTTTAGATATTGAAATGAACGATTTGACCGAGAACTTTATTAGTCGCAGAGCTGTATTTAGTGCAAAATCTGTTAGTGATACGGTTTATAAGAGAATTAAAGATGTAATAAACAATGATGTTAAAAATGGTATTACAGATATTAAACAGATTAAAAAAGATATATCATTTTTGCTAACTGATGCTAAAGCTTGGAAAGTTGAGCAAATTGCACAAACAGAGATGGCTTGGGCTTATGGAGAAGCAAGTTATAAATCTTATTTGAATAATGGTGTTAAACAGGTAGAGTGGCTTTGTGGTTCTAACCCTTGCGAAGTATGTCAAAGTAATTGTGGGGTAGTTATAGACATCAATAAAACTTTTCCAAGTGGAGATATTCACGAACCGGTACACCCTAATTGCAGATGCTCGGTATTACCAGTATTATAGAAAACTTTTATAAAATATCAGTAAAATAGGAATATATGAAAAAAGACGAAAAAATGGAACAAAAATCTTTAGAGTTATTATCAACTTTTAAAAGCGTTGATGAAAACGAAATGAGAGTAACCGGTGTTATTGGTAGTGATGATAGCATTGACCGACACGGAGATAAGATAAATCCTAAAGGTTGGGATTTAGAAAACTTTAAGAAAAATCCGGTTGTAATGTTAAATCACGATTACAGCCAATTTCCTATTGGTAAAGCTATCAATGTAAAGCGTAAGAAAAATGCTTTAGTATTTGATATTCAATTTTCAAAAACTTTACCCATAGCAAAAGAAGCTTTTAATTTAGTCAAAGAGGGCATAATGAAAGCTTGGTCGGTTGGCTTCTTAGTTAAAGAGTGGGCAAAAGCCGGTGGAGATTATACGATTGATAAAATGGAATTGTTAGAACTTAGCTTAGTGGGAATTCCTGCTAATCCAAACGCTTTATTAAACGGTTTAAATAAAGATCAACGCAAAATGGTTAAATCATTTAATTTATTATTAAAAAGCCTTGAGGAAAGTACCAAAGAAGAAGAAAAAGCCGAAAATGAAGCACCTAAAGAGGTCGTTTCTCCAGAGGTAGAGGAAAAAGAACCAGAGGAAGCTGAAAATGAGGCAAAACCAGAGGAAGAAGCAAAAGAGGATGAGCCTGAAGTAAAACCAGAAGAAAAAAAAGAAGAGGAAAAAGCCGGTGAGGAAAAAGAAACTGAATTAAAAGAGGAAAAAATCCTAGAAAAATTATTACAATCTAATGAACTCAAAATCTTAATTGATAACGCAGTCAAAGAAGCTGTCGTTAAAGAATTAGGATTAAAAGTTAAAGAGGTTGAAAGTGATGAGGAAGAGGCGACTGATCCGCAACTTTTACTCCTAAACTCAATCAGGGAGGAGTTAAAAAAAGTCAACAAGGATAGTGGCAAAACTCTCAAATCTTTTAACGAATTATTAAGTACCATAAAATAGTAAAGGAAATATGGACGAAGAAAAAACACAAGAGCTACTCAACGAAGTCAAAACTGGCGTTGTTGAAGAACTCAAAAAAGAAGTAGGAGTTATTGTGGCTGATGAGATGAAAAAGGTAGAAGCCTCAGTCCGTGATATTAAAAAAGCCGACGAGAATGATGAGGATAAAAAAGCTGAACAAGCTCTCAAGTTCTTTGTGGCAAAATATCGTAAGGATATTCTTGGCGAAGTTACCAAAGACTTAGATACTGCCACCTCTGAAAGCGGTGAGGAATTAGTTCCAGAATACTTTGGCAACGAAGTTATTCGTGTTGCTGGCAAATATGGTGTTGCTCGTAACAATGCTAGAGTGATTACTCTACCGGGAAAAATCTTTCACTTGCCAACTATGGGTAGTGTAACTGCTTATAGAACTGATGAGGGTGGGGCAATTTTAGCTTCTTCACCAACTACCGGTCAATTGACTTTTACCGCTAAAAAATTAGCTGGTTTAGTCGTTGTTACCACCGAGTTAATTGAAGACGCAAACATTGATGTATTAAATTATATCGCTAGTTTGTGTGGTGAGGCTATTGCTAAAAAGGAAGATGAATGGGCTTATCTAGGCTTGACTGGCACAGAAGGCATCTTTAGAAATGCAGATGTGCAAGTCTATACGCTGGGGTCTGGTGATACTACCTATGACAAAACCACTTTTGACGACATTGCTGGGGCTTTAGCTCTGCTAGATGACGCTGTGGTTGATAATGCGGTAATTGCCGGTAGCTGGTCTTTATTCAATGCTTTGAGAATAATCAAAGATGAGAATAAAAACTATATCTACCAGAATCCGGGTGCGGGTATGCCTAACACCATTTGGGGCTTGCCTTATGTGAAGTCAACGGTTTTTCCAAAAACCACTGATGTAGGATCACAGGCTAATAAACCCTTTATGGCTATTTATGACCCTCGCTACCTAATGATTGGCGACCGCCGAAATATCACTTTAGAGTTCTCTAAAGAGGCGACTGTTACTTCAAGTGATGGTGAAACATCCATTAACTTGTTTGAACAGGATATGGTAGCAATCAAGGTTACTGAACGCATAGATATTCAACTTGCCGAAGCTGATAAAGCTTTTGTAAGACTTGAAACCAGTGCGTCCTAGTTGATTGGCTGATGAGCAGGGGGTAGGCAACTACCCCTTGAGATTAGCAAATCATTAAAAAGGGCTTTATGAAAAAAATAAAAATACTAAGAAACTTCTCCATAGAAAATACTGTTTACTTGAAAGATCAAGAACTAATTGTAGAAGATGGTTTTACTGGTTCTCCACGCTATTATGACATAATTAGTAGTACGCCGGATAAAGATACGAAAAAGGGAACAAAGAAAAGCTCTAGGAAGAAAAAAAGAATACCCGATAGGGCAGTAAAATCAAGAAATACAGCAATTACTAATAAGGATAAAACATAATGAGTGTAGATGGTAATTTTTATCAAACCGGCTTTAGTGGATTAACCGATAATGATATTTCTGCTTTTCTTAAAAGAACCTTTACTGCTAGTGAAAAAGCTTTAGTTAATAATTTAATTACTGATTTAGAAGAAGAACTTTGCCGAGCAACTAATCGCAATTTTAAAGTTGATGACGGTGCAGATGACCCAACGCCAATTGAATATTATGAATACTTTACAGCCGATTTTCTCAAGGTAATGGTGCAAAATAGCCCTGTGAATAGTATGGTTTCTATTGAGGTTGATGGCGTAGATAAAACCAGTCTTTATACTGAAAATACTAATTATTGGATTTACGACAATTTTATTGTTTTTGCTAGTCCAGTTATAGGAACTGGCTATGATTTAAAATCGGTTAAAATAACCTATACAATCAAAAAGTTTTGGGGTAGAGATGTTACTTTAATGCTAACTAAATGGGTAGCTTATGAGTTCTTGAAATCTGAAAATGCTGGGGTAGGCAATAGTTCTATGAGCTTTGCTGATATGTCGCAAACTTTTGATCTAAATAACTTTATAAAGGAAAGAGATAAGGTTATTTATAGATATACTGATTTTGAAATTTAGTTATGATGGAAACAATAGTTGATATTTACCAATTATCAGGAACTAATACCAATAAAGCCTACACTAAGACTAATGATGATGTTAGAGTTTGGATTATACCGGCTTCTAATGAAACAGTAGCTTTATATGATGGTATGGGTAGTGGTCAAATGTTTTCTTTTAGAGTAATGGCTGATGATATCGCTAATTTAGCTCAACAATCTAAATTTATTGTTGTTGATAGTCAAGTAACCGGATTTTCAACTAATAATGTTTTTATAACAATCGGAGATACCAAACGCCAGAGAATAATGGGTAGATTTTATTTAGTAGGTGTTTGCTATAAATCCGAAGATGCAAGTTAATTTAGAACCAACAGCACAAACAAAAGCTTTAATTGCCAAATTTGGTAATGCTTCAAAAATAGTTAAAAATGCAAAGGTTAAAGGGCTAACGCTTGCTTCAATGATTTTTCAAACTAGATCAAAACAAGAAGCACTGGTTGATACAAACAATTTAAGAAGAAATATAAAATACCAAGTTGAAACAGATGGTAGTCAAGCGAAAGTTTACACTGACCCATCAGTCAAATATGCACGCTTTCAAGAAGAAGGAACTGGAATTTATGGTTATAAAAGAGCTTATATTTATCCTAAGAGGGCAAAATATTTAGCTTGGAAATCTAAAACTGGTAAGATGGTTTTTGCTAAAAAGGTAAAAGGTGTAATGGCTAAATGGTTTATGCGTAAAGGTAGTAAATATTTACTTTCACAAAATAAAAAAATTGATGATGTTATATTTAGCGAATTATCTAAGGGGCTGACTTAATTTTATTATTTCTTTTATTATTAGCTTGCTGTGTCCAAGTTGCCCATCTACAATTTTCTTTACAATAACCCTTGTTATTATCAATTCTGTCAAGAGTTAAACCCTCTTTGTATCCATTTTTCATATCTTCCAAAAAGCCTTCAAATGTGTCCCACTTAATATCATAAGTTATGCCACGACCACCATAATGGTGATAGTTTGGATCTTTTTTATTATTACAACGAGCTTTCATATTTGACCAAACAAAATAAAATGCTTTTCCAAAAAAATTATGTTTAGTATTTACTTTTTTAATTACTTCTTTCCAAAGGCAACCGCAGGACTTACTATTTCCATTTTTAATACTAGCCTTAGTTATCCATTTTTTATTGCCACAATCACATTGACAATAACATTTTGTTATACCTCTTGATTTATTAAAATCGTTTTTTTCTTCTAAAATGAGCAATCTGCTAAATTTTTTTCCAACTAAATCTCCTACTGCCATAATCTCTTTCTACCAAAAATCCGTAGCCCAATTGTGATAAGCTACGGATTACTGGTCACAATTGTATTAAAGTAATTATATTATATTTTTCAAGAAAAAAAACTTTAATTTAATTATAATTATAATATAACAAGAACATAAGGAGAAAACATTTTGATAGACGAACAAGATGTAATTGAATATATAGGCGATCTGTTAGATAGCTTAACTAATGTTAAAGCAGTTTATACCGGTATTCCGCCAGTCAATGCTCAATACCCTTGTATTACGATTACGCCACAGGGTTGGGTGGAAGAGTGGGGCGACTTAAGAGATACGGTAGAAAATGAAACTTTTTTAATTACCGCTTATATTCAATTAGATGATACTCGCTTAGATAGCCAAGAAAAATTGATTGCTATCGTAAAACTGATTAGAGAAACGCTGGGTAAACAAGAAAATATAACTCTTGGTGGCAAAGTAGATAGCTCAAGGCTTAATAGTGGACAGTATTTATTTGATCAAAAGGAAAGTAACCTATTTTATTGTCAGATTGAATTATTAACAAGGAAAAGATTTAGTCGTTTTAGTTAAAATAAGTATATGAACAAATATAAGTATTTTGGTAAAATACCAGTAAACTTATCAGGGTATGGTTTGGTTAATCCTAAAGAGGTGATAGAAACTGATTTAGTAGTTAACCACCCCCTATTTAAAGTTTATCGGGAAATACCAGAAAAAATCTATATCAAAAATCCGGTAGAAAATAATGAAGAACCGGTTAAAGAATTAAAAATTAAAAAATATCAAAAAAGAAAAGGAAAATAAAATATGGCAGAAGGTATTTTAAATCAAGTTTCAATTGGATTGGAAACCACAGCAGGTACTCCAGTTGTTCCTAATGTATCGTTAGCATTATTACCCAGTGATGGCATTGTAAAAGAGCAAGAAGCCGTGGGTGTTGAAGCTATCAATACTGATCCAGCCTTGAATAAGGATTTTGTTGAGGGGGCAAGGGAAATGAACGGCAGTTTTGAAATGAACGCCTACCCGATTGGAATTGGCTACATTTTTGAAAGTGCAATTGGTGCTTCTATTAGTGCTTTAGCTGGTAGTGAAACCTTAGTTTACACTCATACTTTTAAGGAAAAAGTAGTTAAACCAAGTTATACCTTAGAGCAAAAAATTGGTAATATTGTGGAAAGATTTGCTGGTTTTACCGTCAGCAACTTTTCTATTGAATTAGCAGTAGGTGAACCGATTAAAATTAGTTTTGGCGGTAAAGCTTTAAGTGAAGAAGACGCAACTGCTATTACTCCAACTTATGAAACTTCAAAAGTTTTTGATTGGACTGATGTTGCTTCAATCAAACTTGGGGATGTAGATATCAAGTGTGCCTTGCAAAGCTTAAGCCTAGAATATAATAATAACTTGCAAAGTTTTCACGGTCTGTGTGGGAAAGCTGATCCTAGTTCTTTATATTTAGAGCCAAGCGAAGTGAGTGGTAGTATTAGTGCTTATTTGAATGATGAAATTAAGGCTTTAAGAGAGGCTTTTGATGATAAGTCAACCAAAGAATTGGTGATTACAATAATCGCTGATGACACGATTGGTAATGCCAGCAATAATTCTTTAGTTATCACTTTACCAAAAGTAGCCTTGAATACTTATACTCACTCTATTGATACGAGCTATGTTGCAGTTGAAAGTGATTTTGTCGGTGCTAGCGACCCCACAGATGGTCAAATTAAAGTTGAATTGACAAACTTGCAAGCTTCGTATTAAAATTGAATAGAAATAAATTAAAAAGGACAATTCTATGGTAATCACCACTCCATCTGGTTATAAAGTGACGCTGAAAGAAGAGGCAGATTTAACTTATCGTGATCGTAGGAGTATTCAAAGAGTTTTCTTATCTAAAGCTCAAATAAATAATGAAAATAATAAGTCTAATATCAATTTAAATGCAACTACAATTTTAGACGCACAAGAAGCCTTATTAAAACTTATTATCGTTTCTATTGCCGATAAAGATGGTAAAGCTTTAGATGGTGATTTATTTGAGGTTGTTATGAATTGGAAAAATCCAGCAGACGCAGACGCCGTCTTTGATGTAGTGGATGAGCTTTTTGCTAAAATCAATAATAGTAAAAAAAAATAATACCAGATCGTCAATTGTTTAAGTTTTTTTCCGGTAATTCTCCATTACCGGATTTTTATTATGATCAATTCATTTGTGATAGTCTTTCAATTTCTAAAACAGAGTTAGATAAACAGCCATACGACTGGGTAATGAAAATGATGGATTACTTGAAAATTAAAAGCGAATATCAAGACTTTAAGTTAGAAGTAGAAAAGAAAAGAAGTAATGCAAAAAAGGCTAATAGGTTTAGAAAAAGATAGGCTTTTTTTCATATAATAATTATATGGCAAATACCCTTGAATATATATTAAAAATTAGAGATGAAGCCACCGCTCAATTTCAAAAGTTTAGTAATACCATTGAAGGCTCTCAAGATAAATTGAAGTCTTTTGGTAAGTCGGCAATGAAAACTGGGGCATTGATTACTGCCTCAACTGTTCCACTAATGTATTTTGGTAAGCAAGCCTTTGATCTAGCAAATCAAATAGAACAAGCTTGGGTGGGTGTGCGTAAAGTTTATGACGGTGCTTCAAGCGATATTGAAAATCTACTTATTCCAGCCGTCCAAGACTTGTCCGTTGAATACGGAAAAAATCAATTAGAAATTATTGGAGTAATGGACGCTTTGTCGGCAATGGGTAGTAGTGGAACGGACTTAATTGATAAAACCACTCAAGCTCTACAATTTTCTGTTTTAGGGTCAATGGAATTAGATCAAGCAATGAAGGCGGTTGTTGCTACTTCTGCAATTTTTGGTGTTAAAGGTGAAGAACTAACAAAAATGTTAGCAACGATGAATACTGCAGAAAATACCGGAGCGGCGACAATGGCAGATCTGGCTGATGCTATTTCTACTACCGGTAATGTGGCTAAAATCTCTGGCGTTAATATCAAAGAATTAAACGCTATGATGTCAGTTTTGCGTCAAAGAGGTGTTGAAGCAGGTGAAGCGTCTAATGCTCTAAAAACTATTTTAACTAAACTTAGAAAACCAACAGAAGATGGTCAAGCCGTAATGGATAAATACGGTATTAGTATTTATGAAACCACTCAAAAAATGGGTACTTTTACTAAAACTGTTGGTGGTAATGCCGAGGAAGTAAAACGGCTACAAAAAGTAATTGAAAGTAAAACTACTTCTTTGAAAAATTATGAAGCGGGAATTAGTGGGGCTAATTTAAGCACCGACGCAATGAAAAAGAAGCAGGAAAGTTTAAGGGCTGAAATTGCTAATGCACAAAAGGCTTTAGAAGCGGTAAGTGGAACTACTCAAACCTATACCGGTACACAGACAGTTTTAAGCGATAAGATGAAAGACGCAGATCAAATCTTGGTTGATATTGCAAAAAGCTGGGATAAGATGACCGACGCTGAAAAAACAGAAATGGCACAGTCTGCTGGTATGCTCTATCAAAAAGATAAGTTTTTAGCCTTGATGGATGATTTATCAAGTGAAACGAGTGAATATAATAAACTTTTACAAGCACAAGGTGATGACGCTCAAAATCTAGCTGGTTATTACAAAGAATTAGGTATTGCACAGGATAGTAATGCTTTTAAGATTAAACAAGCTACTCAAAGATTTGAAGAATTAAAAATTAAAATTGGTGAAATCATATCAAACTATTTAACTCCAGTAATTGTTAAGTTATCAGAGCTAACAGTTAAGTTTACTGAATTAGATCCAAAAGTTCTAGAAGTGGTTACTGCTCTTGGCTTATTTTTAGTTGCTTTGGGTCCGATAATTACAGTTATTGGTGTAATTTCTTTTGTTTTAGGAACGGTTAGTGGCACAATGTTGGTGTTAGCAACGGCGGTGGTTGGGCTAACTACGGCTTTTGTTGTCTTTGGTGATGATATTAAATCGGTTATTGATAGGGTTAGTAATTATTTTGGTCAATTTAAGGAAACTATCAATGGTTATTTAGAAATTATTAAAGGGCAATTAGAAGCTTTTGGCGAAAGAGTTTATGACGCATTTGATTTAGATAGTAGTCAAGTTAGTTTGGGCGACTTTTTTAAGCAGATTTGGGAAAAAGCAAAACCAGAGTTTGATAATATGGTTGCTCAAATAAAGCAAGGATTTAAGAATGCGTTTGAGATGAACTTTGGTGAAGGTGGTAATGGGGGTGATTTACTAGGCAGATTAGGCGGAATAATTACCGGCATTAGTGATTTATTTCTTAGGTTGCTCACTCCAGCAATAGAGTCGGTCAAAAGTGCTTTTGAAGAGTCTAAACCGGTAATTGATGTTTTATTACAGCAATTGGGTCCGCTTATGATTAATGTTATTCAAATTCTAGTTACGGCACTTGCTGGGGCAGTAGTAATTATTATGGGTTTAATTACTGGTATAGTTAAAGCCGTTTCCTCTGCACTACCGTTTATTATTCAAACTATAACTGGTTTTGTTGAAGTACTTAATGGAATTATTGAAATCATAGCCGGTATTTTTACTCTTAACTTTCAAATGATTTGGGACGGGATTAAATTAGTTTTTGAAGGCATTTTCACCACTATTCACGGGGCTTTAACGGCAGTATTAGCTTTTGTTGGTGGATTTATTAAAGGAATAATTGACTTCTTTGTTAATCTTTATGAAACTTTAATTGGTCATTCAATTATCCCAGATTTAGTTAATGGCATTGTTAATTGGTTTTCAACTCTAAAAACCAAAGCTAGTGATACGATCACGGCAATGGTAGATTTCGTTTCCGATAAGTTTGAGGGAATGTATAACAAGATAGTTGAAATTAAAGATAAAATAGTAAACAAGTTCAAAGAATTAGCAGAAGGCATTACTACCTCTCTAAAATCTATTAAGTTTCCTCACTTAAGTATTGGTGAAGGCTCAATGTCAGTCGCTGGCAAAGAAATTAAATACCCAAAGATAGATGTTGATTGGTACAAAAAAGGTGGTTGGGTAGCAGATACCGGCTTAGCAATGGTACATAAAGGGGAGTTTGTCTTGAGTAAAGATATGCTTAATGGTAATAAGCAAGTACCGGCTAATGTGGTAACTACAAATAATAATAATCCGATCCAAGTTAATGCAGTTATCAATACTCCCATTGACGCTTTAGAACTAGGCAACATTTTAGGACGGCAATTAGCTTTTGCAGGAAGATAGAAATGATTAAAAATATATTAGTTAATGGCATTCAAGTAAACAACCCTAAAACTTTTATTCAAAAACTAGGCAATATCGCTAGTGCTAGTGTAGAGTTTACAGATTATCAACGGGGTGGGGCTTCTGGTCAAATGCTTTCAAGACCGCTTTATCGGGGTATGACAATCAATATGGAGTGGTTTGTTAAAGGCGATAATTTAGCAGATTTTATTGCTCAAAGAGATCGCTTGGTTGGTTATTTTCAAAACTCTATTGCTGATACTAATTATCTAAAAACTTTAGGCTTTCAATTAGACAATGGAATTACTAAAGAAATTGATGTTTTATTTACCACAGTCAGCGGTGATTTAACACCAAGTGATATTATTCATTCTACCTTTAGCGTGAGTGCGGTAAGTGAAAGAGAGTTTTTAACCTCAAACTTAATTAAAACCGGTGATTTAATTTTATTAGATAAAGGGGGAATGGCAGTACCGATGGATGTGCCGATGAATATGGCTAACGCACCCAAAGGTGATCCACTAATTGCTATCAACGCTGGTAATGCTATTGCTTATCCTATTATTACGGTTTATGGCGTGTTTGGTAGTAGTTTTAATATCGTCAATGATACTACTGGTGAAACTTTAACTTTTAACGACGGGGTGGGAAGTACAGATGAAATTGAAATTGATTTTTATAACCGGACTGCTATTAAAAATGGGACGACTTCTGTTTTAGGCAAGATTAGCGGTAGTTGGTTGTACCTAGCGACCGGTACTAATCAATTAAGAATTACTAGCGGTAATAGTAATGATACTGGTCACGCTATAGTGGTTTTTAGAGATAGTTATAGGAACATATAATGTACGAGTTCAAAATCTATAATAAAAATGGCTCTGACATCTGGGTATTGCCGTTTCAAACTATTAGCATTAGTGAAGAATTAAATGTGGGTATTAGTGGTAATATCACGATCAATTACCTAGACTTGAAAAGATACGCTGATAAATTAAGCACTACCCCGGACAATATCGTTTCTAGTGAATATCGGGAGTGGAAATTATATAAAAATAATACGCTTTTTTATGCTGGTATTTTACTTCACCGCAAAATGTTTGGTTCTAAAACTCAAGCCACTTCAATGAGTATAGATTTTGCTGGTTATGAAGCTATTTTATCAAATCGCTTAACTGGCAACGCTGGCACTAATTGGACTTATACCGGTCAAGATAGTGCTAACATTGCTTGGGATTTAATCAATAAAACTCAAAATGACGCTGATGGCGAGGGTAATGTTGGTATTACTAGGGGTTTACATCCGACCACAGTTAATAGAGATCGCACTTGCCGGTTTGATTATATTCGTAAAGTAATTGAGGGAATGAGTGCTAATTCTAAAAGTGATGGTTTTGATTGGGAAATTGATAAGCAAAAAGTTTTTAATATCTTTTATCCAGCCAAAGGGGAACTCAAAAGTAACATTGTTTTAGATGATTTTAATATCCTCTCTTGGACTAATGACAAGGATTTATCTGGTAAATTAGCTAACCGAGTGATTGTGATTGGCGAAGGGTCAACAGATGATATTGTTAGTGCGAGAGTGCAAGATTTAACAGCACAAGCTAATTGGTATTTACAAGAATATGCATTAAGCGAAAAAGATACTGGTATTTCCGCTAACCTAACAGCTAAAGGTAATAAGTACCTCGCAGACCATAAAGAGCCGAAAACGGTGCTATCTGTGCGGGTAAACGACAGAAATCCCGACATTTTATCGTACAATGTTGGCGATACTTTACCAGTTAAAATTAGCACGATAGATTTTAGCGAAAACTTAAGAATTGACCGGCGAACTATACAAATTGAAAGAACAGGAGAGGCTCAAGTGGACTTGAGTTTTGATTATGAATGATGACTTTTATAAACAATTAAACGATTTAGTTAATCGTATTAATGTTTTAGAACGATATGCTGGTAATAAAAGTAAAGTTCCTGCTGGAACAATTAATATGTTTGGCGGTTCATCTGCACCGACTGGGTGGCTCATTTGCAATGGTAATGCAGTTTCTCGGACAACTTACAGTAGCCTATTTTCAATTATTGGAACAACTTATGGGACTGGTGATGGTTCAACCACTTTTAATCTACCTAATCTCAAAGGCAAGGTGGTAGTAGGACTAGATAGTGGTGATACCAGTTTTGATGCTTTGGGTGAAACGGGTGGAGAGAAAACTCACACTTTAAGTGTTAGTGAAATGCCAAGCCATAAACACGATATTGTTAATGGAACTACCGATGTTTATGGGTTTGCTCGTATGTCGGCAAACGCTAACACTTATTTATCTGGTAGTGGTGGACCTAGAGTTAAAGAAAGTTACGATACTATTGGGTATACTGGTGGCGGTCAAGCTCACAACAACCTTCAACCCTACATTACACTTAATTACATTATTAAAACTTGAAAAATTAGAAAACAACTGATGTTAAAAAGTATAATAGATTTGTAGAATTACTATGACAAAACAAATAGAAACTAAAGATTGGACAACCAAGTTTGTAGAAAAAAATGCTTGGGCTATTTTAATCTTTGTGGCTAGTTTAATCTATTTTGTAGGTGGATTTTTTCCTAGTAATAATGCTAAAATTGAAGCAATGTCAGACGATATTAGCCGAATAGAACAAGCTATTTTGACAATCTCACAAAATCAAGAAAAAATCATTGTTTTACAAGAAAAACAAAACACGACCGACGCTAACATTATAGAAATTAAACAGGACATAAGAGAAATTAAAAACGCTCTTAACATCTTATGACGCTAGATGGGTTTATAGAAAAATATAAAGGCAAAACTGTTGGCTACCCTAACGACAATTATTTTAAGGGTGAGTGTTTAAGTTTGGTAAAATGGTACATTAAAGAAGTCTTTGGCATTGACCCACCTGCTAGTGGCTGTAACGGGGCAAGGTGCTATTGGTCAATCTTTCCAAGTCCGCTTGATAGCATCTTTGAAAAAGTACCAAATAGACCTGATTTAGTTCCTAAAAAGGGCTGGATTGCAGTTTGGGATGGTAGTGTCGGTGGTGGTGCTGGTCATATTGGAATTGTGGCTGATGACAAGGCTACCAAATCCACTTTTAACAGCTTTGACTCAAATTGGGGTTCTAAAACTGCTCAAATAGTTACTCATAATTATAATAATGTTTATGGCTTTTTAGTGCCGAAAGGAAATAATATGGAAAAAATGTACACAATGAAATCAGGTAAACAACTTGATTTAAGTAATGAAAAATCAATGATGGTTGCCTGTGATGTTTATGATGAAGTAATCAATCAGCAACTTTATATTAAAAAAACCGAAGTTAATAATATGGTTGATGAGCAGGTAAAAATTAAGACGGCTGAACTTAGCTCAAAAATCAGCGATTATGAAAATCAAATTAAAAATCTTAATCAGCAACTTGAAAACTGTGCTAATCAACCAGTACCGCCAGCACCATCTAAAGAAATCTTTGAGGAAATGCTTCAACAAATCAAAAAAATGGAAGACACGGGCGGAAAAGTCGTGGCTTATAAAGAAGGGCAGGTATCAGTAGAAATTAGTTATGCTTCAAAGAAAACTTAGAGTAAAACTAACTATAATTAAAATTAAAGGGAACTAACATTATGGCACTCTACACTATTAGATCGGGAATAACAAATCATCCGGAAACAAGCGTTTTACAATCAATCAGCGATATGGTTAGAACTGGTGGACTAGTTAATCCATCTAGTGATTTTTTGGTAGGTGAAGCTGGTGGCGGTGGATTGAATGTTAGTGTTGGAATCGGTAATGCTTATGTTAAAGGGGCAAACACCAACGCTTATCCGGTTAGATTAACGACAACCTATAACCAAGCAATAAGTCCGAACACATCCGGCAATCCTAGAATTGACGCTATTGTTTTATATATTGATTTAAGTGCCACTCCTGACCCAAGTGGGGCTGGTGAAGGGGTAGCTTTAATTACTGCGGTTGAGGGAATACCGGCTAGCAGTCCGGTTGCACCAACTGAAAGTGCTATTCAAGCCATAGTCGGGGCGTCTAACCCTTATTTAAGATTAGCAAATGTTACGGTAGCAAATAATGCAAGTGGCATTAGTGAGGTAAACATTGTTAACATAAAAAGAAGAGTTTTTATTCAAACTTATGCACCGATTTATGAAGAAGCTTTTGACGCCACTTGGACGCCTAATTTTGTTAATTCTAATAAACAAAAAATGAGGCTAACCGGCAATGTTACCATTTCCGCACCAGAAAATATGGAAATTGGCGATTTAATTCAAATTGAGTTTTTACAAGATGCTAGTGGTGGGCGTTCTGTTACTTGGTTTAGCGGAATTACTTGGTTAAGTGCTGATTATTCACTCAACACAGATCCAAATAGCATTAGTGTTTTTATCTTTGAGAAAACCGGAAATAATACTTTTAAGGGTTATTTAGCAGGCAAGGAATACTAATATGATTAAAACAGTTTATAAAATAATCGGCTTTGAGATGAAAGACCCTAGTGGAAATTTTATGGAAAGTTGTGCTTTTTGGGTTTATGCTAAAAGTGAAAAAGAAGCGATAAAAAAAGCTAAGAGTAAAGGTGTTGAAAAAAAACATTGGCAAACAATAGAAGTTATTGAGAAAGACGAAAACGATAAATGATAGCACCTAATATTATTTTAATGCTAGATGATGACCACGCTAATATACCTAGTGGATATACAAGAGAAACAACGCTAGATAGTAAATATATTAAAGGTACTGCTAATGCTACTGACCCTAATGATACTGGTGGGAATTCTACTCACACACACACTGGCGTTAGTTCTCACAATCACGCTTTAAATGCTCACACTCATACAGGGACTTCTGGTGCAAGAAATGGTGGTGCTTCTGTTTTAGCACCTAGTGGAAGTGGTGTTTCTCAACTTAATCACACTCATACTTATACAACGGGAGCTAAAAGTGGTGGGGATGCTAGTTCTACAACTGCAAATTATGGAGCTTTTTCTAATGACCCAAATTATTACACTGTGATTTTTATTAAGGCTTCTGCTTATACAACTATTCCAAACAACGCTATTGTTTTGGGTTCTGCTACAAGCAGAAGTGGTTTGGTTTTTCATAGTGCTAGTGCTAATAAATTCTTAAAAGGAGCTGGAACTGGAGCTAATGCAGGTTCAACTGGTGGTTCTACAACCAATGTTCACAACATCAATCACACCCATACAGTAAACAGCCATACTCACGCTTCTGCAAATACCAATGGAGCTTCTTCGCAAGCATCTGGAACAAATGCTAGTCCCTGGAATGTGCCAAGTGGAAGCCACTATCATACAGCAACAGTAGGAGCTGGTACTCAAGCAATAAATGCTTATACAAATTTAACTACTACTGAAACAGTAGAGCCAGCTTTTACAACACTTAACGCTTTTAAAAATGAGTCTGGTTCGGGCAAAATGCCAACTGTGGGCGATATAGCTCTCTGGCTTGGAACTTTAGCTACAATTCCTGTTGGTTGGAAACTTTGTGATGGGTCTGATGGAACGCCAGATATGAGGGGTAGATATTACAAAAATCCTTCATCTGCTAGTGCAAGCACAACAGGGGGAAGCAACACTCACTCTCACGCTTCGCAAGGTCATACCCATACAAGTAATGGTGGTCATACTCACTCGGTTAGTTTCGGAAATCAAAGTGCTAAATGGCAAGCTCCTGGTGGAAGTATTTTATCAAACAAAGATGAACACAACCACCTAACAGCTAACAGCAACTCAACAACTGCTACTTATGCTAGTGGGAATACTTCTGCTAATAGTTCAAATAATGAACCAGAATATAGAACAGTAGCTTTTATTCAATTTGAATTTGCGACCGGTGGTGGGTCAATAGTTACTAAAATGTTAAATTAAGAAAGGTTAATATGGATTTAGAACAATATGTA